CTCATCGGGGCAAATCCTATTGGGGTTATCTTTTCAGAATACGCAGTCGCTGATCCGAAAGCATGGGATTATATTCGTCCCATATTGGCGGAGAACGGCGGCTGGGCATTATTTATTTACACCCCTAGAGGCAAGAATCACGGCAAAAAACTTTATGACATGGCTAAGGGTAATCCTCGGTGGTTCTCTAGCTTGCTTACCGTCGAAGACACATTCCGACCAGATGGGACCCATGTCATTGGCCCAGATATCATCCAAGAAGAACGTGCTGAGGGGATGTCTGAGGAAAAGATTTTACAAGAGTATTTTTGTAGCTTTGAAGCGGGTATGGAAGGGGCCTTCTATACGGCTGAGCTTAACATCGCAGAAGAGGACGGTCGAATTGGACACTTCCCCCATGATCCCGGCAAGCAAGTCCAAACGTGGTGGGACATAGGATTTAGAGATGCAACTTCTATTATCTTCACTCAACGCGGCGACGACGGAAAGCCAATCCTTATCGACTATCTCGAAGCCCGGAACAAGGCTCTTGATGAGTGGATTAGGGACGTCCGTTCCCTTCCCTACGATTATGACGAGCACTGGGGTCCCCACGATCTTGAAAACCACGATTTCACGACCGGAAAGACAAGGGTCGAATTCGCGCTTGCGCTCCAATTTGCGTTCGACATTGTGGCAAAAATCCCGGTTCAGGATGGCATAGATGCAACAAGATCAATTATCAGAGTCGCAAGATTTAATGAACCGAAAGTTGGTAGGCTCCTCGATGGCTTATATTCTTATCGTCGCGAATACGATGATAGACTCCAGATGTTTAGAGATAAGCCGCTTCATGACTGGGCCTCTCACCCCGCAGACGCTATGCGGTATCTCAGCGTCGGGTGGAATGATTACATCGGGGGAATTAAAGTCTCCTCTGCACAATACGCCGTTAAGAGTGCTGTGAAACGTGGACGACAACGCCAGAGTCAGAGTTATCAAGATGTATATCCTTGGATGTTTAATGACGATGGGACGCTAAGAAATGGACGCCAGTGAGATTGTAAAACGATTCGATGTTCTCGTATCTCAACGAAAGACAGTTGAAGATGTGTGGGATATAATTAACAAGTTGGTTGTTCCATTTAGAGGCGACTTCTTCCGGGATATTTCATCGGAACATGCTGTCACATGGAGGGATAACCGTGAAATATTCGATTCTACCGCTATCGATGCGAGTAATACTCTTGCTGCTTCTATTCACGGCTCTCTTACTAGCCCCGCTATACGTTGGTTTGAGTTGGGGTGGAGGGTAGATGATCTTAACGATAACAAAGAGGCGCGTGAGTGGCTTGAGAACGCTTCAAATAAATGTTTCACTGCTCTGCAGGACTCGAATTTCAATCTGGAAGCCAATGAGACGTACCTTGATCTAGTGTCATATGGTACGTCAATGATCATCGAAGAAGTTGAGGAAAAGAACGGGAAGTTTATAAAATTGAACTTCCAGAGCGTCCCGGTTGAAGAAATGTGGTTTGAGCAGAACCATGCGGGACAGGCAATCCGGACTTATCGACGGTTTATGTGGACCGTTGATCAAATTATTAGTAAGTTTGGTGAGGAGGGAGTACCTGATACCTTATTGCAGAAAGCTAAGAGCCAAGGGGTTCAATCCATGGACGAGCGATATGCAGTTATTATGTGCATATTTCCCCGTAAGGATAAAGAGGATGCTGATGTTAGTAAGGTATTATCACCAAAAGAACGACCATTTGGAATGAAGTATATTCTGCATCAAGATAAAGAAGAGCTTGGTGACGAGGGTGGTTATTACGAACACCCAGCATTCATTCCTAGGTGGCGTAAGACTTCCAAGTCGATGTGGGGCCATGGCCCAGCAATGATAGCTCTCCCGGATATACTGACAATCAATCAACTCGTGGAGCTTATACTTAAAGCAACAGAGAAGGTTGTCGACCCTCCGACAATGGTAACGGAGCGGGGTCTTCTGTCCGACCTCGACTTGGAACCTGCTGGCTTAACTGTTGTTCGAAGTCTGGACAGCATGCAACCATATGAGTCTAAAGCGCGGTTCGATGTCTCGCAACTCCAGAGAGAGGAACTGAAACAATCGATTCGTTCAATTTTCTTTGTTGACCAGCTGGAGCTTAAAGAGTCTCCGGCAATGACCGCTACGGAGGTTCAAACACGTTATGAACTCATGCAACGTCTCTTGGGACCAACCCTCGGAAGACTCCAGTCGGACTATCTCGATCCGTTGGTACAACGAACATTCAACATACTTTATCGAGCGGGGCAGCTTGGGCAACCCCCAGAGGTTGTGTTCGAGGAATCGTCAGAACTTGACATCATCTACACCGGTCCACTCGTTCGTGCACAACGCGCCGATATTGCTCAAGGCGTAGCTAGGTGGGTCGCAAGTGCCGCTGAACTAGGCGAAATAGCTCCAGAAGTTCTTGATATCCCAGATTGGGATGCCATTATCAAAGAACTCGGGTCACTGGAAGGTGTGCCAGCGAAACTCATGCGCAGTGATACAGAGATAAAGATACGGCGTAGGAAGAGGGAAGAAGATGAAGCTGCAACTCGACAGGGCATGGAGGATGAACAAGTAGGCAAGGGTCGTGAGGCACTCGCAACAGCAGAAACAAAATTAGCGGAGGTACCGGGAATTGGACAACAAGCAACAGGAGAAGGAACAGCAGTCGGCTAAACCGACTGCAATGGAGAACCTTGAAAAGAAAGCAGGGGACTTTCACCAATTATTCACTTCGCCAGTAGGTGTGAAAGTCCTTGAAGCTCTAGAAGAGGAATTTAATCCTGATAAACTAATCGGGTCTAATAATGCGGAAACAAATTACAATGTCGGTGCAAGAGACGTTATAATATACATTCGCCAGATGATAAGGTTAAAAGAAAATGCCACCAAACAACGAGAATTGGAGAGACAGTCTACCGACTGAATTAAAGGACCATTCATCCCTCAAGGATGTGAAGGATGTAGCGGGATTAGCAAAGCAATTTGTTGATACTTTATCCGCACAGGGTCAAATGATCCGTATCCCGGGTCCGGATGCTGGGGACGATGCATTAATAGCATTTCATACTAAATTGTCCGATAAGGTCCCGGGTCTTATCCCCACCCCAAATCCGGAGAATGCGGAACAAATGAATGCTCTATATAAGCAGATGGGGCGACCGGACGAGGTTACAGGGTACGAACACCCAGAGGGTGTTGATGCTACACAGATGGTAGAGTTTGCCGCGCTTGCTCATGGTTTGGGGCTAACTAAAGCTCAATATAGCAAGATGGTAGGTTCATTACATGAGTTCACTACCAAGAAAGCCGACGCTGATAATGATGCATTTGTCGCTGCTCAGCGTGCCCTCAAGCAAGAGTGGGGCATCGTGTATGAGGACAATTTGCAATTGGTTAGTTCTGTTATGAAGGGGACCGGTGCGCCAGATTCAATGATGGAATTAGCTGCTGATAACAAATTACCGCCCGATGCGGTCAAGTGGCTCTATAACATTGGTAAGCAACTCGGTACCGAGGGGATTAACTTCGACAAGGATGAAGGAACTACTCGTCTTAGCCCATCTGAGGCTAAAGCTCGGTCAAAAGAAATTATGGACGACGAGCAGGGTCCTTATTGGAATGGTGCTCATCCGCAACATAAGGAATTTGTCCAACGTGTCGTGGACCTAAATCGGGCTGCAGCAGCTGGGCAATAGGATTGCGAGGGGTTGACAGAAGTAGGTCGGGTGTGGTATACTCGTCGGAATGAGATAGGCAGAGGGTTGCCCAAGGGTCCTTTGCCGCCTCCAGTGAGGGACGGAATCCCTAAGCTGAGGGTCCGGGAAGCCGGGTTGCTCCAAGCGTTCAATCAATTAACGTAGGAGCCACTCATGGTTAATACAGTCGACAATATTTTCGTATCAACGTACGAAAGTATCCTGCGCCATTTGGCGCAACAGAAGCCATCAAGGCTCCGTTCGAAAGTTACGGAGCGTGGTGTCAATTCCGAAGAGCATAACTGGGAACGCCTTGGAACTGCGGAAGCGCAAGTCAAGAGTACTCGGTTACAAGCAACCCCGGTTCAAGATTGGCCGTGGTCAAGACGGGTAAGTGTACCTGTTACATACGATGTCGGTGATTCCACCGAGCAAGAAGACATCGTGCAGATGATCATCGATCCAAACTCGAATCTCGCACAGTCGCAAGGCTATGCAATGAGACGAGCGTACGATGATGAAATCATCGCCGCTGCAACCGGTACAGCCCTTGATGGGCTTGGTGCCGCCAACGTTTTCCCTGATAGTCAAAAGGTATTTGGGGTCACGGTCGATGTCTATGACACCAGCCTCAACTTCGATCTCGTAACTCAAGTAACTGAGAAGTTTCTTGAGAACGATATCGATCCCGATGAACCCAAGTGTATCGTTATCGGCCCTGTTCAGGCCCGGAAGCTCTTGCAGCTAACGGAAGCGACCAGCGGCGATTACGTTTACGCGAAAGCCTTGGGTGAAATGGGCTACGTTGACAATTGGATGGGATACCAGTGGATCGTTTCCACACGGTTGCTCCACCCGACCAATCCCGGTGTCGATATCGATTGCTTTGCTTTGACGATGAAGGCACTTGGTCTGATGGTCGATCGCGATGTAACGTCTCGGATTGCAGAAGATCCGTCAATCAGCTTCGCCTGGCGCATTTACTCGTTCATGACAATCGGCGCGGTTCGCGTTGAGGACGAGCATATCGTCAATCTACAGCTGGCAGACACGATTTAACCCGTACTTCTGGCGAAGTGTGAGTTGGGGTCCCGATATCGGGACCCCTTTTTTACAGGAGAAGGAAGTGGATAAAGTTGCTGTTGGCAATATTGCTGACTCAAAACCCAGTTTCGTTGTATCCGTTCAAGCGGCTGCAGCCCTTACCGTTGGTGCGGGTGAACTTGTTATTGCCGCAGGTACTAATATTAAGGATATTAATAACCAGCGAGTTGTATCGGGGTTGAAACTTTTGCGTGATCATTTACGCGAAGATCAGTACCCAGTGGGTCCATTGGCATTTACTATTATTACTGGTACGCCTCCGGATCATGCAACGGTGCTGGTAAATCTTGCCGCGATTGGTGTTGCCCACACTGAGGATGAAATTGTCATTGCATATGATAGTGCATTCTTTAGTGCAGGAAATTCAACAACTTTCCTGAACATTATCAATCGCGCCATTGAGGTATTTCAGGAGCAGATTCTGAAATTAAATTAACATGATACCAAAGTACGTTCAAAATAAGGAGAAAACTCCCATGAGAGTCGGAGCAAGTGCAAGACAACACGCCAGAATAAAGCGGATGCATAAGGAAGGCATATCAGCGAGTATTATCGCTAAAACGATCCATATGACGGATCAATCGCTGGAGAAGATATTGGCACATCTGGAGGGCCGTGAGGAAGTGATCCTAGCTATTGATAGCAATCCAGATGTGCAAAAGCTTCGTTTGGAAAATGCAGAATTAGCTGCGAAATTGGCTAAGTATGAGGAGCCGGAAGATGGCACACGGAAGGATGAAACAGCGTCGGAAAGTGAAATCCTCACCGAAATCAGGGAGCAAGACAGTGACAAGGACACGGACAGCGATTCGAAAAGTGTATAATGAGTCAGTGAAACCGCGTCGCAAAAAGAAGAAAAAGCGGAATAAAAGGGGTTATTAATGCCAAGCCTCACCGATGAACGCTTTGCGGCGTTACGAATATTGGTGCCTACGGCTCCTCCAACTACCAATGATATGTTATTTGCGTGGTTGGCAACGGAGGGGGGTACTGGTGATACTTTGCCCGATCGGTGGAATACTATGCTACTTGGCAAAGTAGCCATTACCGCGCAAGGTCACCGCAATGATATGTGGAAAGCGGTACTGGTCGCTAATGGTTTCACTCAACCCCATCTTAATGACGCTGAATTAGCTTTCTGGATAGCCGGGGGCGCATTGATAGCATAATGCCGCGCCTATCCCCTATTCAAGAATCCTTTGCTTCTGGTGAAATCTCTGAAAATGTCCGGGGACGAGTCAGTTCAGATGCATATGGCAGTGGGTTAAAATTTTGTGAAAACTGGACTCCTCAAGTTCAGGGATCAATACGGCTACGTGATGGTATGGAATATACCAGAGATATGGACCCACGTAATACCGCCGCTGTCTTGTTTACTTTTCAAGTCAGTTTGGACCAAGATTACATAGTCGAAGTTGGTGATGCGTTCATCATTGTCCGGGATAGTCTTACTGGTGATCCAATCACTGGTGGTGATTCTGGTAATTTGGTTAATGATCCTACTTATCAATCAGAGTTGACCCACTGGAATTTTAATAATAATTTTCAACCAATCGGTGCTTCTACCAAAAAGAGTGACTTAACTTGGCAACATTCCCAAGGTGCATTTACCGAAACTTTGGAAATGAATAATGACCCCGGTTTTCCTGAGCCTGAGCCTGAGGGGGCTATTGGTGGGTCATTATCCCAACTTATTCAAGTACCCGCCGGTTCAGAAGCTCTTCTTCATAGAATTAAGATAAATTTTAGTTCTCTGATAACGCAAGGTGATATCAATAAGTTAGGTGGTGCACCATTAGATATAGAGGTAATAATAACCCCTAATCAAGTAATTCCAATTAACGATGCTAGTTTTCATATAGTAGATTATACCTTCACACCCAACAATTCATCATTCTTATTTTCCATGGGGGTAAGGTATACCACATTACCAATTCCTTCCGATCCTAGTTTTGTATTACATCGGTATCATATTCCTATCCAATTTGAGGATGCGTCAATAATAGTTCCCTTGGCCGGAGGTTCAGGAACACCGGTTGAATTTGTATCCCCTTATTCTATTGAAGATTTGGTGTGTATGCACTCTGCGATGGACCCAGCGGAATCAGAGTTATGGATAGCTTCTGC